AACGGAAACCAAGGTCCGCATTCCATTGGTTTTACCATTTTAGATGCAACCCATATCCAGGTTTATTGGGATAAAGGATCTTCATCACCAGGAACACCGACTGGTTTATCTGCATCTGGTTATCTTACTAAAGATACTCACTACACAGTACAGAATGCAGGAACGTCTTCTAATGCAACCATCACTTACATTGCAACAGGATGGACAGTTAGCTCAACAGTAACTTATCCTCCGTCTGGTGATACGATTGTTGTTACACGTAATGTCGCATTAACACAAGGATCTGATTACACCAACAACTCTACTATTGATGCAGAAACCATTGAGAATAGCTTTGATAAGCTGACACAGATCACACAACAGCTTGACGATGGTAAAGACTATTCTATTAAATTTGCATCGAATCTAGCAGGATCTACAGGTTTTAATTCAACTGCAGATACTGCAGGAACTATCACGCAAAACAAATCAGATCGAATCTCAAAAGTATTAGCGTTTGATGATAATGGAGATATTTCTGTAACACAGGAATTAGGAACTTATAGAGGTAATTGGGCAACTGGTCAAAACTATGTTCTTAGAGATCTTGTTAAACAAAGCAGCGCATCTGATTCAGCTACCCAAAACAATGTTTACATTTGTACTACAGCACATGCTTCTACAGGTTCATATCTTACACAAAACGATACATCAAACTGGACTCTAGTTCTTGAAGTAGCTGCTGCTCAAGCATCTGCAAATACTGCTACAACACAAGCAACTAAAGCAGGAAGGCATGAAGATAATGCAGAAGCTTATGCTCAAACAACTGCAGAAACTCAAGTTACTTATACCAATCCTACAAGTGGATCAACGTCTAATGACGGATATTCCTCATTACACTACAGAGAAAAAGCCAAAGAGTGGGCAGGAACAGGTACAGGATACGCTTTAGTAACAGATGATGCTGGTTCTAATACAACTGAATATTCTGCAAAAGCATGGGCTGCTAAACCATCTGGAACTGTAGATGGAGCAACTGCATCTGCAAAAGTTTCTGCTGCTAATGCTGCAACGTCTGCATCTAATGCAAGTACATCTGAATCAAATGCTTCTGCTTCAGCAACATCTGCTGCTGCAAGTGCTGCTTCTGTAGCTAGTGTTTTTGATTCTTTTGATGACAAGTTTCTTGGAACCATGGCAGATAATGCTGCTGCTACGACTGCGACTTTAACAGGAGCTTCTGCATCAAAAGATTCATCTTCAATCACATTTACTGGAAGTTCTGGGACTATTACCGTTGGTCAAGAATTGACTTCAACAGGCACAGGATATCCTTCTAGTGCAAACATAATAGGAACATCTACAACAAGTCCTATAACTATTTCTGCACCTTTTACTGCAGCTATAAGTAGCGTTTCTCTTACATTTACAGGACAAGGTGTTTATGGAGCATGGGATGCTTCAAAAGATGGACCTTCAACAGATAATGATGGAAACGCATTAGTCAATGGTGCTTTGTACTACAATAGTACTGATGGTGAAATGCGTGTTTATGACACAAGTTCAGGTGCATGGATTGCAGCTTCTGCTGCACAAAACGCTACTGTATTAGACTTTACTTATACGTTATCAGGATCTGATGCAACAATTTCAGGATCGGATGATAACTCTGCAACATTAAGTTTTTCCAACCAAGAATCTGTTGATGTCTTTCTCAATGGTGTCAAGCTTGTTCCAAAAATAGGATCAGATGCTAACGACTACCATTTAGATACTGCAAACACAGTAACGCTTACAAGTACTGCTGTTTCTGGTGATGTGATTCTTGTCAGAGTTTACAAAACCTTTACTGTTGGTGATGCAGTCCCTGCTTCTACTGGTGGAACCTTTTCTGGAAATGTTGCGGTAAATGGTGATTTAACAGTAGATACCGATACGTTAAAGGTTGATTCTTCAAACAATAAGGTTGGGATTGGGAATACAAATCCTGGTGATTATAACGCATCAATAAATGATCTGGTTGTTGGAAATCATACTGGAAGCCATGGTATCACTATTGCCACCGCTACTGATGCTACGGGGTATTTTGCTTTTGCTGATGGATCATCTACTGCAGCAGACGAATATCGAGGTCTGATTGAGTATGATCATGTTACTAACACAATGCACCTTCGGACTAATGCTACAAAAAAATTAACCATTGATTCCTCTGGAAATTGTGGGATTGGGGCTACCAGCCCAGATGCAAAACTTACGTTGGATGTCCCAAGTTACGATTCATCGTCAACAAATGGAATGATTCGATTCCAAAATTCTAATAATACTTCTGACGCTTGTGTTCAGTCTTATTATGTATCAGGTGAAGGTGCTGAAATAGTTTTAGGGACTAATGCTTTTATAAATACAAGTGGAGGTCATGATAGATTTGATAATACAAATGAAACATCTTCCATCTATATCAGGCGTGATGGAACTATAAGATTTCACACAAATGGCACTGGTGGAGTTGGTCTAGAAAGACTGCGGATTGATTCCTCTGGCGATGTATATTCAACGGCATTTACTGATTACAGCAGTAGTGCAACTCTTGGCGGGATAAATACGAGTTTATCGATGACTCGATATGTTTATTATAAACGAATTGGTAAACAGGTTACTGTATGGTACTACATTGGCGGGACAAGTAATGGCTCTAATTTTACTATGTCTTTGCCCTATACAGCAAAAAATGCTAGTAGTCATTATCCAACAGCATCTAACGGATGGTTTGTTGATAATAACACTGACCAAGATCATGGCAATACTTCAGGTCATGCAAGAGCGTTTATATATTATAACAGTGCTACTCTAACATTTAGAAGAAATAATAGTGATACTGGATGGACATCTTCTGGACAAAAAGTTGCGATTGGACAGATAACTTATGAAGCAGAATCAATATAAGGATTTACATGGCAATTACAAAAGAAATAAAAATTAATTATATAAATGTTCAGGAACTTAAAACCCTGCAAATTATGGGATCAACTATAATTAAAGATGGAGAAGAGGTTCTTGCAGAAAAAGAATATGCTTTTGGACTTCAACCTAACCAAAACCCTAGTGATTTTTCTGCATATGTAAATTTACCAACATCGGAAAAAGCAAAGGTTGATGAACTGGTTACTGCACTTTGGACTGATGCAGTAAAAGACAACTACGCAACTTTTCTAGCATCTCAACAACCAGTGACGGAGGATTCCAGTGAGTAGGGCTAGAGATTTAGCAAATGGTATAACTACATTAGCACCATTAGCATCACCAGTATTTACTGGTACACCAGACTTTTCTGGCGTGTCTGCATTTACCCATAAAGCTGACATGATAAATGGGAATGCCGTAGCTGGTGGTGAAATTGGATCTGCTGGAGTTACTACAAATTTTCGTGGAATTATAGCAAATAGTAGTCTTGAAAGCACAGTAACTGTTCCTGCATCAGTTGGTAGTAGTTTGGTTCTAGTTAAATCAGTACAAAATTTTGCTGTTAATATTAATAATAATACTTCTAATGGTTATGTATCAGATTGTTTTAATTCAACTTACAGAGATTATTTAGTTATTATTACTGGACAAGTGGGTATATATAATGCTTTTTTATATGCCAGATTTGGTACAGATGACACAATAAATAGCAATACTAATTATTTATTTAATATTAGATCGCATGACTCCCTTAATAATCCATATAATCGAAATGGTCATGCTACAAATTATTTTGCTTTATTAGATGGGACAAGGGGAGATGGGTCAAACAATTTTGATAGGTTGGCAATAAAATTACTTATTCACAATCCACAAGCTCAATACAGAACATCTTGGACAGGACATAGTGGGCATCCAAGAGGAGGAACTGCATATTTTAATAGTCACACAGCAGGTATTTTTAATGGCAATGATCAGTTTACGGATATGTCGTTTTACTTTGTTGATATTGATACAAGTGGTAATCAAACAGGAACTTTTAATTTTCAATCATACGGGATAAAAACATCATGACAGTTACAATACAAATAGGTAATGGTCAGAGTGTTACTTACGAAGATCCTAGTGACTTACAAGTTTCCGAACTTAAAGCAGAACGTAACGCAAAACTGGCAGAAACAGATTTATATATGATTTCTGATTATCCCATTACAAATGAACAAAAAACTGCGTGGCAAACATACAGACAAGCATTAAGAGATATGGATCTTAGCGATCCTGATAATATTACATGGCCCACTAAACCTGAGTAATGGATCACCATTTTCCAGCAGCTAATCCTGCTGATGCTCAATACTATAATTATCCAACACCTCAACCTGAGACACTTATGGGAGTAGAACAATTAGTTGCATTGGTTGAGCGTATTGGCTTGCCAGCAGTAATCATTGGAGCAGCATTCTGGTTCATTCGATATCAATCAGAACAGTCTAAAAAAGAACGTGAAGAAATGTGGGCTAAAGATACAACTAATGACGATAGGCTTATGAAGCTTGTAGAAACGTCCACAACGATCATGCAGGAAATGAGAGCATCAATAGATAGGAATACAGATACTATGAAGGAATTAATGCAGGAGTTTCGATATATGGAGAAAAGAGGCTAATGGCAGAAACAATAGAAAAGATTACTAGATCGGATCCACCTAGTAAGAATGGGAAAAAAGAACATACAGTAACTGAAAAGATTGTTCTTCGCAGAGCATCATTTAGATTTCTGTTAGCTATTCTCATCTTAGGCATTTATGCGTTTACTATTTATTCTTTAATGTATCAACCAATTAGCATGGATGATAAGACATCGACGCTCTTGGTAAGTGTAATAGGTGCGCTAACTGTGTTAATTTCGCAAATTGGATCGTTTATGTACGGAGATCCTAAATCTGACACAAGTGATGGTAACGGAAACAGTAACGATAAAGATAAAGAAAAGGAAGCAGATGCTGGAAAAGCTGCTTGATTACTTAAATGGATTTTTTAAACCACAACCAACCGATGAAGAAAGGAACGATAGTATGCTTAACCTCGTATTGCCATTCGTGGCGAACATGCTGAAAGACATTGTTGCAGACAAAGCACAATCTTTAGCAGCCGAACACCTAGAACCACATCTTGAGAAACTTCCTAAAGAAGTACGAGAAGCACTCGATAGTGCTGTGGATGGTGACAATAGCCATGGTCATAAATCCGTCATGGATCTTATCAAGGGATGATTGGCTTGCTATGAGAATAAGCCAGAACTTTAGTTTACAGGAACTGGTTTATTCTCCTACTGCATTACATGCAGGAATTGACCAGGAAGAACATTTAGATACAAATGCAATAGCACGTATTACTGCTCTTACTTTAAAAGTACTACAACCAGTAAGAGATCAATTTGGCCCCACTAAAATCAATAGCTGTTTCAGATCAGAACCTTTGAATACGCTCATTGGTGGATCTTCTAAATCACAACATTGTTGTTCAGGAACTTCTGCTGCTGCAGATATCGAAATCTTTAGTGAAGAGATTTCTAATCTGCAATTAGCACAATGGATCAAAGATAATCTAGAGTTTGATCAACTGATTCTAGAAAACTATGCTCCTGAACGTATTTCAAAAATAACAGGAAAACCTGAAGGACCTAATTCAGGATGGGTACATGTGTCTTATTCTTCTATAGGTGAGAATCGTAAAGAAGTTTTACGAATGGTAAAGAAGAATGGTAAGGCTAAATACTATCCTGGTTTAACAGAATAGGGATCTTGCACCATGTTAAGTCAATTCTGGCTGAGCTAACTTAGCATAGGTGGGCAACGGCGAGATCCCTATCTGAACTTTACATATTTGTTACCTCTTTTTCTTCTGCGGAATACTTTAGGTTTAGGATAGTTTCTGATTGCACGTAGTGCTTCTAAGCTTAAACCAAGATACGCAGCTTCCTCATCATCATCAGTAATTTCAGTCCAACACTTAGAACATAGACGTTTATCCATTTTCTACTGACAGCACCTCAAATCGTTTAGACCAATCACTTGGCTCATCATCTACAAGCATCAATGTAACAACGTCATGTTGATACTTTAAAAGCTTCTTAGCCTTATCTAGAATCTTCTTAGAGTGGTTTTGTTTGTAGATAACAAAATGACCACCATGTCTGCACAATCCTGCAAGTTTGTAATAGACATTAGTTGTATTTACCATCTTGGATCTTTTTTATAATTGATTGAATTGTATCTTCAGGAGCAACAGATTGCCCAAACTGTTGAGAATGCTTCAGTACATTAAGGATTGCTATCAGTTCTCTTGCAGTAAACTTAACGTCACTATAGTATTTCTTATCTTTCACTTATCTTTCAACCTCAATGTTTCTACACACTCGATACAGTAATCTTCATGTAATGATTTACCTAAACGCCAGCCATGCCATTTCATTTCTTGTTTGGCTTCCTGAATACGTCTAGTCTCAAATACTGAGTGTTCTCCACAATGGTCACATTCAATTTCGTATTCGACATATTTTCTGATAGTCATGGCACTTCTCTTTTACCATGATGCAAGTTAGCTGTAAAAACAGCACACTTTGCAGAACAGAAATTATTCCAATTATCATAACCCCACCATCTTAATTTTGAAGTAAAGTCAGTCCTATAATCATGAGGATTTCTACTATCTATAATCCTCACACTTCCAAATATCTGTGGTGATAAACTTTTTCTGCATTGAATACATTTAGGTCTTCTGCCTCGCCACTTTCTCAAGTGAGCCAATTTTGATGCATGCCATTCTTTTGATGTCATTTCTTTCATAATTCCTCTTTGCTGATAGATTCAATAAAATCTATTTCCCAATCCATAAGGACTTCATCTGGATCTGGCAAAGCATCTTTGGCTTGTTGATCCATCTTTTCTTTATGGTCTGCCAATTCTTTTTCTTTTTCGTCTCTTTCTTCTTTTAATTCATCTTCATATGTTTTCATTTTTTTCCTTAAAAACACTCACAACCAACTCACAACCAACTCGTTTGATAAAAAAAGGCAAAAAAAAGGGCTAGAGTTTGCCTTTTGGCATACCCTAACCCAATCAGTTACATAGAGATTCTAGGCTTAGAATCAGCTTCAAAAGGTATAGTATCTTCTGGATCTGCAGAACTCTGATTGTTTCTGTTATCCATAAGAGCAACCTTGTTTACCAAGAACTCT